CAATTGTTTTGTGCAATCTCAAACAGAGGTTATCACAAATATATATGGCACAGTCTTGGTAATCATAAGATGAAAAAGGAGCATTTTTCATTGTAAAAGTGCTCTAACTTGTTTAAATTAAACAACTTAAAACTAGAGGAGGTATCATAAATATGAGCCTAAAAGATAAAGATATTGAATCTTTACAACTAATAAGTTCTTCTGTTAGAAATATTTCCGATATATTAACAACTCATCTTCAAATATTAGATAAGTTATCTAAAAACATTGTAAAATTAAAATTACAATTAGAAGATAGTCCTTTTCTAAATGAACCAAAAGAAAAAATAGAAGATGAAATAGAGAGATTAAACAGAGCAAGAGAATTTGCAGGAGATACACCATGAACGATAACTTAGATTCAATTAAAACAATAAGTATAAGAGGTAAACAGTATGTAACTGTTGCAGAAAGATTGCGTCAGTTACATTTATCTGTTAGCAATGATATGCCAGGACCAAGCATAGACACTAAAATTGTTTATGCAGAGGGTGGAATATACATTGTAAAAGCAACAGTAATCCCTGATATTACTCAACCAGAATGTTTCTTTACAGGTCATGCTAAAGAAGATGAAAGTAAAGGACAAGTAAATGGTACAAGTGCATTAGAGAACTGTGAAACAAGTGCTATTGGTAGAGCGTTAGGTAACGCTGGATATGGTAGTGCAGAAAGCATTGCAAGTGCTAATGAGGTAATGAACGCAATGCATCAACAAAATAGCAAGAAAGAGAGTTAAGAATGCCTTATAGACCACAGAAAGAAAAAACAAGTAACGGTAAATTAGATGGACCACCACCTTGGTTAGGTTTCCAAGATGCTAAGATATTGTCTTTTGAAGATATGTCTAGTAATTATGAGTGGGCAGACGTCTATCTTATAGTAGAAATAAAAACAAGGAACAGTGAGTATTCTAATAAATTAAGAATCACAGGTTCATTTGATAAAGAAGATGGTGTAATACAAGATTCTTCATTGCTACGAAAATTATATAGTTTATTTGATGCTATTAGTTTTGGTGGTGGTATAAATAAGGAAGGTGCTTGGGTAAACAAGGTAGATGAACCTATTACAGATATAGCAACTTTCTTAAACAATAACTATACTGATACTACAGGTGCAGAAATATATCCATTTACTGTATATGTATATAAAACAGAGGTCACTAATAAAAATACTGGTGAAAAGAATGTATATACTAGAGTAGATTCACGTATGGCTAGAACTGATAACCCTAAAAGTGTAGCAGATTTAAAATCCTATATCGAATGGGCAAAGAAAAATGAGGTGATTGTAGAATACAACGAAAAGAATGATTTAGATTTCTTAAGCGATGCAGTAAAAGAATCTAATCAAAATTCACACTCTCCTTCTATACGAGCATAGTATGCAAACAGGCTATGTAGAAATAGCCTTACGTAATCCTATGTCAAGAGGTTCGTTATTTCCACTTGACAAGTTAGAAGAAACAGTAGCGGTATATGGGAAAAACTTTCCTGTATACCGTTCTGTTTATCTATACGATAATGAAGGCTATGACTTTGTAAAAAAACATAAAAGTGTAAAAGGATATAACGGTTATAGGAGTATAGACTATGTACCTATAGACATAGATATGGTTGAAAACTCAGGTGATAAAACACTTGACAAAGCACATGATGTATATGATTTATTAAAAAAACATTTAGATGCTGAAAGCATATGTGTGTTCTTTAGTGGTACAGGTTTTCACTTTGACGTTTCAGCAAATGTATTTGGTTTTGAGAATCATTTTGGTAACAACTTACCTTATATAGTTAAAAATACTATGATGAAACTTATACCTAACGCTGATATGTCAGTGTATTCTAGGTCAGCATTATATAGATGTGCAGGTAGTAAGAACTTTAAATCTAATTTATATAAAACATATATAAGTGAAGAACAGTTCTTTGGTATGTCTTATAAAGCAATATCTAATCTAGGTAAAAAGTGGGATAGAAATGATTTATATACATATCCATCAGATGAACAAACTGGTAAGTTAGAGAACTTAGTTAGTTTTGATTCACCTAATGTAAAAGCATTTAATAATGTTACTGTATCTAGTAATGTTGTTCCTTGCGTACAAGATATGTATAATAGTAATCCACAAGAAGGACAAAGACATATAACTTCTATGCGTATTATATCTCACTTTAAAAGAAATGGTATACCATTAAACGCTACAAAAGCAGCAATGTTCCATTGGAATAAAAATAATGGTTTATCAGAATCTCAATTAATAACAAACATAAATGATGTTTACACAAAAGGGTATCAATACGGTTGTATGGATAACATAATGATGCAGTATTGTCAACCTAATTGTATACATTTTAAAAGGAAGGATTATCTTATGGACGTATTTAACGTTGATGACTTACAAGCGTTACTAAATACACGTATGGAAAAAGACTTTTCAGGTGTAAGCATTAACTTATCTAAACTATATGGTTTAGTTGGAACTGAATCTATTATATATCCAGGCGAGTTAGTTACTATTGTTGGACCAACAGGTACAAACAAAACTACATTAGCACAAAACATTGCATTGGCTTATAATGCAGTAGAAGATAAAATAGAAAAAGAACTACAAATTCCTACATTATATCTATCTTTAGAACTTGCACCTTGGTTAATGCACAGAAGAAATATCCAAGTTGTATCTAATACAACAAGTGAGGATATGAAAAGAGATAGTGTAAGAACATTGTATGATATACACAGAGATAAACTAGACCATCTTATGTTACAAACTATTAGTCCAACTATAGAAGACATAAGAAAAAAGATAAGAGAGGTATCACCAGCGTGTATCATTATAGACTATATTGATTTAGTAGAACCACCTAAACATACAAGAGGTGAGTACGAATCATTACGTCATATATCACATGCGTTAAGTAACCTTGCAGTTAATTATGATTTAATTATCATACAATTATCTCAAACATCAAGAGAATATGCAAGAAGCGGTACGCTAGATATTTACGCAGGTAAAGGTAGTGGTGCAATAGAAAATGCATCACGTAAGTTAATGGTTTTAGAAGGTGATTCTAAAACAAGAGAGAGGAGACTCAAAATGGTAAAAAGTACAGATGGTGAACTATGGGAAGTTCAACTTGAGTTCAATGATTCATTTCGTTTAAAGCGAATATGAGTATACTAGCGTATCTGTTACAGATTCAATACTGGTTTCCAAGCAAAGATAAAAAGATATATGGATTTAAAATATTGTTTTTTAATTTCATTGGATTTATATTTGAGTTTGGCAAAAAAGTTAAGAATGTGGAGCATATACATATTTCGTTAACTGTTTGGAAAGTAATGTTTACTTACCAAATTACAATTGATTGGAGAGATTAATGTCAAGAACAAGATTAACTAAAACAGAAAAAGTAAAACGTCACCTTGAAAGAGGTGGTAAGATTACATCAATGCAAGCATTTAAAAAGTTCAATGCAACTAGATTAAGTGCTATTATATTTGAGTTACGTAATCGTCACAACATGAATATCAAGACACAAGAAAAGGTATCACGTCTTGATAATGGAAAGTATGCTGAATATTATTTAGCATAAAAGACCTTGATAGATAGTAGGGGCAGGTACCTCCTTATAATTGACTAGGATAATTATATGTACCTGCCTCCCTTTCTTATATGGAATACAAAAAAAATAAATTTAGAGAAAAGTTAGTTGAGGTACACGGTCGTCAATGGAACCGTGCCTGGAAAAGACTATCACGTAAAGCAAGTGCTTTAAAACAATCACTTAAAAAACGTTCAGAAGAATACGATGTATTGTTTGATATTAGTTTAAATGATATAAAAAAATTATTTTATTTAGCATATAACAAACAATGTAAGTATTGTGATAAAACTCTAAATGTTAGAAATATGGTATGTGACCATATAATACCTTTGTCTAAAAAAGGTAAGTCAATACCAAAAAACTTACAAATGATATGTAAAACCTGTAACACAAGAAAAGGTGCATTGAGAGAAAAAGATTTTAAATATATCTTATCTTGGTTATCAGAACAAACAGAAGAAATAAGTAAGTATATATTAACTAAATTGTCAAAAGGAGGGAAATACTAATGGCAGTAGCAAAACGTATAGCAAGTGTAGAACAAGAAGAACACGACCTTATGCTAGAATTAACACAAGATTATCTAAAAGATATGGAAGATATCAAGTCAAGACTACGTAAAGAAAACGATAGTGTAGATAAAGAAATATTGTTAGCAAAAAGGTTGTTATCTAAAATGACTGTGCAAATGGATAGTGACTACGAATATCCTAGAGCAAGAAGCGGTCATATTAAGTGTGCAGAATGCGAAGATTAGATATAGCAAAAAAACATTGTTCTAATTGGAATTTAGGTAACTGTGCTGGTTGGATGATGAAGAGTGAGAATAACAAATTAATCCAATGGATAGATAAGAAATATGCTAATAAACCTTGCGTAGTAGAAGATAAAAAATGTGAGTTCTTCGAAAATGTAGTAGTAAAAGGAATGGGTAAATAACCTATTCCTTTTATTTTTTTTATATATGTAATTAAAATTAAGCAGCTATCTACCTTTAAGAATAGCAATCCTTAATGCTTTCATTGCCCCTTTGCCAAATAATCTTTGTCCAAGCTTAACAGCAAGTTTATAATTTTTATCTGATACAGCTTTTAAAAATTGTCTTCTTGTTCCTAGTCTACTAAAATCATCTATATTATTTCTTTGAGCATTATATCCTGTTAAATTTTGTAATACATTTTTTCCATATTTAGTATTAATATTTGTAGAATGTGCAATATTAAAATGTACATTTTTTTGTAATGGTTTTATACCTCTATACATATCAAAATCATCTGATATTAACATATCATGAAATACTTTAAATCTATCTTTTATTTTTATACCTTTTACTTTTATTTCTTGGTTTCCTCTAAAAAAATTAACACTATAATTCATACCACCTGATAAAAAATGAGGCTTATTTGCTGCACTAAAATTAAGATTAACTTTATTGTTAGTTATTGTTCTACCTTTTTTGTATTTATTAATTAAATTTTGAATTATTTCTTCTTTAGTTAATTTTACATATACTTTTTGACCTTTTATATTTTGTAATTTTACACTATGGTCAGTAGGTAATTTTTTAATGTCTTCATTTGTTAATGCACGAAAATACCTTTCAACAGCATTATCTATTTGTTTCTTAGAAGCATTTTTACCTGTTGCACCCATAGCATATTCAGTTGCTTTGTATAAAATATCTTTTTTACCAGCAGTAACAATAGCTCTTTTATCATTATTAGCACCTGTTATTAAAGATGCTGTTATTTTATTATGTTTTGAAGTAGCTCCCCATCTACTAATTGCACCTTCATGACCTTTAAATAATGTTTTATAATCTGTTTCAATAACTTTAGATAAACCATCTTTTTTCATAGCTTCTGCAAATGTCATTTTTTTGCCAAGATGATTAACTTGTTTTTTATTTAATTTATCTATATTTGAAGCACTAATTACTTGTGCCATACGACCAAGTAAACGTTCATGAGCTATAGCTCTTTTTGCTGATGTTTCATGTGGAATAAATCCATACCTATCTAACTCTGTAAAAATACCTGCTTTTTTTAATCTAACAAAAGTTTTACCATTTCTTTTAACATAATCTATTCTTTCTTTAAATTTTCTTGGTAAATTAGCTCTTGCAATTTTAGCTTCAAGTTCAATCCCTCTCATAAGTTCAGGAGCAGTTCTTATCCCTGCTCTTCTCATAAATGTTCTTAATTGTTTTTCATTTTCTATACCTAAAACATTATTTAAATAGCCAGAATAACTAACATTTTTTGAACCACCTTTTAACAATGTTTCTATATCTTTTTTTTCTACATCACCAGGTAAAAAAACATCTGCAAAATGTTCTGTTGCTCTTGCAACTTTAGAGCCAAGTCCTTTTTTAGTTACTTTACCTAACATTGTTTTAGGGTCATAATCTTTATTAGAATAAAAATCAGGTATTTGTATACTTTTTAAAGCAGCCCTATCTAATAAAGTTTTAGATACAGGGTCTACATATCTTATACCTTCTTTAACACCAAGAGCTGTACCATATCCAATAGCAGCTCCTGTACCTATTCTTCTTGCAAGAGTATTTTCTTTTTCTTTTCTTATTCTTTCTGCAAGATTAGGTTGAGTATCAGGTTTTTTATAAAATACTTCTGGATTAATAGACATACTTTGCGTCATCTCCTGGTGATGGTAAATCAATTTTCTTAGCATCCCTAGTTATTTTACTTAAACTTAATAATGGAAATCCTGTCATTGTTTCTACCATTCTTGTTGGGTTATTTAATATACCACCTGGACCAACAACACTTCTTGCTAGTCTTCCATAAGGTGCAGCTGCCCACATATGATAATCAGACAATCTACCATAATCATCCTCTACAATAGCTTTAAATAGTGGTGGTAACAATCTTAAACTTGGTGGAGTAACTACTTGTAATGGGGCTAATGCTCTTGGATATGTACCATAGAAAGCCCTATCTCTTTCTTTTTCATCTCCAAACATAAGGTCACTCATGTCTTGCATATAGTTCCAAGGTGCTGGTAATGCTGTTTCAAATATAGATAGAGGAAACATACCAGCTAGTCCAAACATCATCATGTCTGCCATAAAAATTCTTTCAGCTCTTTTCATTGCTTCACCTTCAAAGCCATATATCTTAGCTTCTCTTAAAGCATCGTTTCTAAATCTTACAGAATTGTAACCCCACAATTGGAAACGACTAAATATTTTACCCATACTACTTCTAGCAAATGCTGGTCTAAATGGTGCACTATATAAAAACTGTGTTCCTTTTACACCCTTTTTAGCCATGTCAATTAAGTAAGGGTTGTTGTAGTCTTGTATTAATCCATCAAATTTTCTTTTAGCTTGTAAGTAATGTGCAACAAAAGCATCTCTTCTTAATATTCTTTCAGGAGCTCTCATAAACCAAGCAGCTTTGTTAAATACAGTAGCTGATATACCATTTCTTTTTGCTATATCTAATAAATCTTTATCTTTAAAATCAGGATTCTTTTTTATTTTTTGAAACGCTTCTTTTAATGCAGTTTGCATCTTTCTACCTTGAACATTAGGATTAATTTGTAACTCATATAATAAAAAGTCTTCTACAACACCATGACTTTTTACCCAGTTATAAACATCTCCCATACTTGTCCATTCTTTATTTACTTTAGAACGTAAATAGTTTATATCTCTAGCATTTCTAAAATTTTCTAACCCTGTACTTGCTAATGTATGTACAGTACCACCAAACAAGTTAGTCACTGCACTTTTTGGATGAGCTAACAATGACATAAGATTGTATCTTGCATCAAAAGAACTAAATGCTTTTAACGAACCAAAGTCCCAATCTTTTAATTCTGGAGGAATAGTATCGTCAGTTTGTTTTCTTACTTCTTTTCTTTCTACTTTATCTATTTTGCGTTTAAAAACATCATTTAAAATTGATTGAACATCTTGTTCTTGATTTTTTGTAAACTTATCTTCTCTTGGTCCTGCACCATTAATTGTTTTTAAATTATTTGTTTCAATAAAATCTTGTATATCTTTTACTGCTTGTTTTTTATCTTGTAAATTTTTTATTACTAATATTGGCTTTATACCATCTTTGTCTATGCTTTCTTTTCCCCATCGTCCTGTTTCTGCATAACGTATAGTTGCACCTGTGCCTACACTAGGTTGAGGCATAAAAGCAATAGTTCCATCAGCATCTCTTACATTTTTTTTAGTCCTTTTAGGGTACTTTTTACGGTCTGGTTCACCTTCAACTAATCCATATCCTTGTAAAAGTTTTTTTCTTTCTTCTCTAGTTTCTTTAACACCATCTCTTCTTCCACTTCTTTCCCAATCTGGTGGGGCAGTACCACCTGTTTTTATATTATTACTTTTAGCTATTTTTAAAAACATTTCATCTATACCTGTTTGTCCACCTGATATAACTTTTATTATTGGATTATTAGCTTTTTCAACTACTTCAACAAACTCTGTTACAGTTTTACCTCTTAATCCTAACTTATCTCTAAGTTTATTCATTCTTTTAACCCAAAGATTGTCAGCAAACTGTGCATACAATGTACCTTTTATCTTCATACCAGGGTCATTTAATACATGATTAGGTATATTTACAGGAGCACCAGAAGCTTCGTTAGAATATAATTGTAAATATTCAGTCCATCTATTTGTTAATTCTTGACCAATCTGTGATGATTTTTGTTTTCTAAAAGTATATATTGCATCATTAGATGATATCTCACCAATTTGTCTATAAAAAGTATTTAATATATTCTTAACATAATTATTATAAGCTAATGGGTCATAGCTAAAACCACCTAAATGTGATTCTCTTTTAAATTGATTACCTACTCTTCTATTCTTTAAAAAGTTTTTAAAACCTTCATCTAATAAATCTTTTCTTTTTTCTCCTATGCCTGATAATATTTTGTTTATATCAGTATATCTATTAGTTAATTCAGTATCAGTAAACCAATCACCTGTTAATTGTTTGTGTCTAATCATTATGTTTGTTAATTCTTTTCTTTTAGCTCTAACAATAGCAGGATTATTACTATCTAAATCTTTAATAATAGCTTTTATTTGCCTACGTAAGCTTTCCCCTACAGCTTTTCTTTCAAACATCATATGCGGAAAATAAAAATCAAAAGGTATTTCACCTGTTTTTTCTATTTGTTTAGGAACATTTTGTATTTCTCTTACAAAAGCATCAGTTCCAAATAGCTCTCCAGTCTCAGGGTCTAAGATATTTTTTCCTTGAAATGAATCCTTTAACTGCCTTAGTTGTAGGTACTTAGTGATTCTACGTAATGGGTCCATACCAATATTAGGATTCAATGGTGTCTCAGTATTAATAGCATCTTGTACATCTTTAGCAAATACTTCAGCTAATTTATCTAATGATTGAATAATTTTTTTAGGGTCTGTTTCTTTTTCTACTATATCAGTGTACTTTCTATAAACTTCTTCTTTACCAACTAATATGTCATAAAATCTTTTATTATGTTTAGTTACTTGTTCAAATATTTTTTGTGATATTTCTAAACCAGTCATTTTTTTAGTACCACCTAATTCTTTAGGTAGATTAACAATATAAATTTTATTTTTTATTTTATGCCAATTTGCACTATTAATAGTTTCTCTAAATACTTTGTTATACTCAAACAATTTAGCTTGTTTTTCATTTGACCCTCTTTTGCCATCATTTAAAAAACCATATTCAGGAGTAACTTTATCAAGATTACTTGCTTCTGATATCAAACCAAATCTTTCTCTCATAGCAGCTTGTACTTTATATAGGCTTACACCATCTTCAACAGATATATAATGACTTAAATCATTGTCCATAGAGGCTATTTGTTTTTCATACTCTGCTGTTACACTTTGTTGTGCATAATGATGTGTATCTCTAATTTGATTTATAATTTGTGTTGGTTTTTTAACATTACCAGAAAATGTATTGCCAAGTTTATCTTTATAAACACCTGTTTTGTCTACTAGATTTAACTCAAACATTTGTAATTCTTTATTAACTGCTTCAGGAAATAGATAATAAAACCTTCTACCAAGCTCAGGAAAACCTTTTAAAGGTTTACTTGGGTCTTTACCATACTCAGGAAAATATTTAGCAGAACCAAACAATTTAGCAATAAAATGTCCTTCTCTAAAATCTTTTAAATAGTTATTAAACACTACATAATCTTTATAATTCATAGCATTTAAATCTTTACCTACTAAATGTCTAGCTAATCCATTTAATTCTACACCAGGCAATGCTCCTCTTCCACCAAAGTAATGTCTTATACTGTCTAGTATTTCATTTTTTACAGTAGCTTCTTCTTTAGTTAAAGTTCCTTTAGCAAGTCCTTCAAAAGGTGCTATCTCATCTAAATACTTTTGTGTTTTTATATCAAAATCATTACTACTTAAAACTCCAATTTTAATTTTATTACCATCAGCATCTGTAATTGTTTGTTTTTTATCTATATTTTCTACAACTGTTTCAGCTTCTTTAATTATTTTTTCTTTAGGTAATTCAACAGAACTAAATAATTTATTATAATCATTAAAATATGTTTTTAAACTATTCTCTGATATAGATGGTGATGAAAAACCTAATCTAACTAAACTAGTACCAGCAGAATTTAAATACATAGAATAAGCAGAGTTATATAAAGCTCTTGCACCATCAATCTTTTGTATTTTAAGAAAGTCTGCATCACTTAATTCGTCAAATCTTTTAGTACCTGGTTTAAAATCAACTTTAACACCTGTTAAATTTTGTAACCTTTTTAAAACAGTATTCATTGATTCCATTCTTCCTCTATTTAAAGTACCAAGCATAAACTGGTCAAACAAATCTCTTTCTGCTTTAGTTTCTAATTCATTATTTTTATACCTTTTAATACGAGAATCCATATCTGCACGTTTTGTAATAGAAGATTCTTTATCAACTGATGGTAACATGTCTAATATAGATTCTAACTCTGTTTTAATTTTTTTATTTGCTGGGTCTTCAATAGAGGCTACTAAATTTTTTGCTAAATCAATATCTGTTTTGCCTTCTTTATATAAATCTGCACTAGCATTTTTAAAAGATTCACTATCTCTATGTATCTTTAATATTCTTTCTGGGTTACCTACTATATCTGCATATTGTTTTATTAATTTTATACTAGTAAAATCTGCTAAATCATTTATAATAAAATCTTCTGCAGCTTTTACATAGTCATTTAAAAAGTTTTCTCTAACTTTTCTACTCATAAAACCTGTTTCTAAATATTCTTTATATGCTTTAGTATCTTCAATAGGTCCATAACCTTTAAATAACTCAGGGTTATAGTTCATTCTTTTATCTTTATTGTTAGTAACATTAGGATTTAATTGACGTTGATATCCTTCATATGTAAACAATTCATGTTCTAATACTCTTCTTATATGTTGATTATGAGGCACTGCCATGCTTCTTCTTTGCAATATTTCTTGTAACCATTTATAATTTTTACTTTTTAAATCTTTTTGGAACTGATTATATAATTCAAAATAACCACCCTTACCTTCAAAATTTAATCTTTTAAAAATACTTTCACTAAAATCTAATCTTCTACCTTCATCACCAATCTTAGCTAAAAAAGAATTTCTATTGTTAAATGAATCATAGTATAAAAAATCAGGACCTACAGCAGGGTCTGTAAATGCTGCTTCTAATGAATTACGTATTTCAAAAGCATACCATCTTCTATTAGCAGGATGATTTCTACCATATAATACATTATTAATCCCTTTCATTCTTAAAAAAGGAATTTCTTTATAATCATCTAAATTTATTTTATCATGTTTTTTTGGATTAACATGTTTAAAAGTAAACATTGGTTTAACTAATTCTTGGAAAAATCGTTCTCTACTTGCAAGACCTGCTTCATCCATAGGGTCAGAACCTAATGCAATAGCTGCTCTAGCTCTAAGTCTAAATTCTTCTAATGATTTTGGGTCTGTTTTAGCTGTCATAAAAATAGGTACTTTTATTTTTTTACCTTTATTTGGACCTTGTCTAACTATATGTTCTACTTCATAAACATAAGTATCTTTAGGAACGTTTACAGTTTGTGTCTTACCTTTTTTATCAACAAGTTTTATTTTTCTTGCAGGTAATCCACCAACTTCAGAATGTACTGCAGTAATAGCTGCTTTATTACTAACAGCACTTCCTAATCTTTCTCTACCAGTAGCTGCTGCACGAGAAATAGCAAGCCTAGCTGAAGATGAATAAGCATATACAGGGTTTGATACAATCTCTTCTAAAAATTCATCTGTATCAGTAAATACATCTTTAACTTTTATTTTTTTACCATCAACTTCTATAATAGTTGTTTTATTATTTTTTTCTGTACCATCTTTATTTAAGTATTCATCACGTTGTTTTTTAAACATATTTTTCCATTTTTTATGGAAACCATGTGTTTCATCTCCAAAAAAGATAGTCATCTTATCACCATCTAAATCAGCACCACCTAACTTTTTCATAGTTCTGCCATGTATTAAACCACCTAAACCTCTAGCCCCAGTAAATCCTCCAAATTTTAATACTGCAGCACCTGACATACTATCCATTGGTACTCTAACAGCAAGAGCATTTAAAACTTCATTAGCTTTACGGATAAATGAAGCATCAACATCAGTTCTTCCTTTTATATTTTTTCCAAAAACTTTTTCTGTAGGAGTTTTTTTATATTTTTGTATTACATCCCATAGCTCACCTAAAGTAAATGCGTTAGTTTGATTGGTAAAATCTGTTTTTAATCTAAAATCTCTAAAGCCTTCATCTAAAAAAAAGTATTCATCTCCTTTTGATTTTTCTAATACACTTGTAAATTCTCCAAATTTCATAGCTCTAGTCATTATACGCATTCTTACGCTAAGACTATTATCCATTTTTGGTTTTGTTAATTCATTTATAACATAGTTTCTTATAGCAGCACCTCTCATAGGTGTAACAAACTTGTGAAGAGAACCAGATAATTTACCTTCATTTATACGTAACAATCTTTCATGTATAGATTCAAAGTCAGATAAGTTTTTTAACTCAGTCTCAACTCTTTTTGCAGTTTCTCCATCTTCTAATAATTTTTCTGCTTCTATTACTTTATTAACACGTAATATTTTAGCATATGCTTTTGATGCAAACTCATGACCACCTTTTGTATTATTAGATAATCCATCTAAAAATAAACTTATACCCATTCTATCCATATGATTATCTACAAGATTATCAATGTAATCTGTTTTTAAATACCTATCAGGGTTAGCTAAAAATGCATTCATTAATTTATTAGATTCATCTAAACCAGCTATTCTTTGAGTCATAGTTGTTCTTATAAAATCATCAATATCTTTTTGGTCTATAGGTTCTTTAGAATATCGTGTTAAATTTGTATATATTTGTTTAGGTATTCTTTGTGCAAACTTAGCTTTTTCTGTTGCAATCTCACTAGGTACAGTCTTTACATGAGATACATCCATTTCATATATAACTGGTTCATTATTCTTAGATGGTTTACGAGATATAATTTTCTCACCTTTTCTATCAAACTTTAAATCAAACCAATCATATTCTTTTGTTTTGTTATTCCACTCATAAGATTGATATGTTCTTGTACCTGATGCTTTTGCACTTAAAGCATTTACTATAAAATGTATATTTTTCTTCATCATGTAAGCATTCTCAGCTTCTGTAACAGAATGCATACCATACTTTCCAATTAAACCGCCATAAACAGCATCAGGTGAGACGATAAAACTTTTATTAAAGAAACCATCAAATGGGATGCCTGCCTCACGATTTAAGCCTTCTATGACATCATACCTTGCAGGGATACCACCATCTTCACTTTCATTAAATTGACTATTCTTAGCTTTATTTGTTAATTTATCTTGGTTTATAAATTCTGTTTCTGGACCTATAACTAATGCGTATCTAAATTTACCATCAGGTGTTAAATCATTTATATGCCTTCTTAGAAATTGTAACTCAGCTTCATGACCAGATGTAAACCATATTTGTTGACGTTTATTAAAATCTTTAACATTCTTAACAACTAGATTAGGGTTATTCATATTGCTATTTCTAGCCCAAAATCTTTTAGGAATGTTAGCATTAAAAAAACTTTCTCCATAATTTAATTCTTTAGCGTAATATAAATTAGAAAGAAAATCAGCATCTGCATCTACACCTCTTAATTCTTTAGAAGTAAAACCAAATTCATCTTTTAATATTGTTTTTATGTTTGTTGATTTACTAAGATTTTTTATTCCTGGTCTTTGCTGAAACTCTCTTGTTATTTGTTCTTCAGTACCTCTAAGACCTAAAAATTTTTGTGAAGTAAGTTTTTTCCTTACTTGCATATCAGCTAAAGGATGTAACTTAACAAAGTATTGTCTATGTGCATCGCCTTTACCACCAAAATAGTAATAACCTTGCTTAGCCATTTCATTTCTTAATGATGCTTGTATATTGCTTAGAAAATCTTTATACCCTTCTTTTTGAAGATTTGCTTGACCTTTATAAATATTTTTACCAAAATAACCTTCTAAATCACCTAAAGATACTGTATCTAAAATAGGAGTACCATCTTTTTTAATGCCTCTAGTTATTTGTACTGTGTCTAATACTTGATAAGCTCTTTGTCCTTTTTGTTGTGAAAGACTACCTTCTTCAGTTGCTCTTATTTGAGAAACAAAATTATCAAAAGCTCTATTATAAACTATATCAATTATTTTAGGTTCTTCTAATAAAACAGGTTCATTGCCTTGGCTATCTATAAGTTCTTTAGAAGAGATAATAGTAAATTGTCGTTTATCATAATTTTTTGTTTTTATACCAACTACTTTATTATTTTTTACATTAGATATATTAATACTAAATATACTAACAGGTTCTGCTTTTATAGTTCTGTTACCCCATCCTCTCCAAAAATTAATATCTTTTAAATCTGTAAAAGATGTATTAAAACCTTTTCTAGATGACATCCATTCTAACATCTTATCAGAAGGGTTACCAGGTTTATCTTTAGCTAACTCTAATTCTACTAATCTATCCCATTCTTTTTGTACTTTTTGATAAGTTTTTATTTTACCATAAAAACCTTCTTTTTTTACAGAGGCATCTAGAACTGTTTTCATTCTATTATCTACAAAATTCTTTATACTTAATTTTATAGTAGGTACTTCAAAGTCATAGTTATCTTGTTCAAAATCTTTTGTACCCTCTTTATCAGCTCTTGCACGTTCTGTTTCTACAAGGTCTTCTATTTTTATATCTTTTTGTTCTGCTAATCTTTGGTCTTGTTCTAGTTTTCTAATCTCTTCTAATCTTTTATTTATTTCTTTTTCTGTAGGAAGTTTTAATAACCCTTCTCTTTCTAATTGTTTTAGAAATGCTTCTGTAATAAATGTACCTTTTGGTATTTCAGCATGTTTTCTAATAACATACTTTTGTGTTACATTATCTAATCTTTCAAAACCTGGTACTTCTTCTACAGGTTTATCTCTATTATCTTTATTAAAAGCTTTTTTTAAAAAACTACCTCCTTTTCTAACATGAAAAGGCATTTCATTGTAACCAAAATATGCACCTAACAAATACGAATATATAATCTCTGGAGTAGTTAAACCTGCTTGTTGTGCAGGTAACCCTTCAAATATAGAAGAAGCTATACCTCTAAGTGCTTTGTCTCCTTGTGGTCCAAACCCTTGGATAAGATTTCCTAATCCTCTAAATGCACCACCTGTTAAACCACCACCAATTAAAGCTTGAAATGCACCATCTACACCTTCACGCCAAGAACTAAAAGCACTTGCCACTCCAAGCTCTAAAGCACCTTGTGCCATATCTTTACCTATTGCACCAACAGGTTGATTAAAAACAGTAAATCCATCTATTAAAGCATTTGTTTTACTATCTATTGCTTTATTTGCGTATTTAGTTGCTTTTCTTCTAGCAAATTTACCAACACGTAAAGGAATTGATTTGCCTCTTTGTTCTCTTAAAAATCTTGCTATTGGTCCTTTACCTATTACAGGTATATACCCAATAAAACCTGCAAGGTGTCCTAAGTTTTTAGCTATAGCATCTGCTGTATTTGTAGGAGGATTATTAGAAATTTTAGCAGTTGTAAAACCTTCTACTAAAGAAGTACTAAAATTACCTATTATACTTTGAAGACTTGCTTCATTATCTGCAGCATTATAAGCAAAAGGTATTCTATGATGTTTTGCATGTTTAGTAACCAACCTTAACATAGGTGGGTTAAATTGTCTAGCATCCTGCTTATAAGCTTTTATATAATCTTGTGTTTGTTTTTTGCTAAAAGAAGGTTGCCAATTAGGAGCGTTTAATCCTAGTTGATTATCTAATTCTTCTTCTGTTTGGAAAGCTGCAAACTGTTGATTTCTTTGCACCATTATGAGGCATCTTTTATTCTTTTTGCTACTTCTTTTACAATGCTATCATTTGGAGATTTACCAGAGTACATACTATAAAATAATTCTAAATTATTATTACTTTTGCTAAGTATTTCGTCTATAAAAAACTCAGAAGCTTTCCTTCCTTCTTGTGGTGTGTTATATTGTGCAGTATAATAAGTATTACCATCTTCCCCTACAAAAGCATCACCTATAGTTCCTTTTACTCCTGTTGAATCAAACAATCTATCTTGTGATGATTTGGTAAACATATGAGCACCTGGATTATTATGCCTTGAAGCTCTATCTCCTGACTCTATATCAAAAACAGTTTTATACACGTCTTCTTTCTTTCATGGTGGGGTACTAGTTGTTAAATTTTGCTCTTGTTTAAATTGGTCAATTAAACCTCCTGGTCTAAAAACTTCAAGAGTTACACCAATTCCTGCCATAATATCTCCAATTGGAACAGGTCCGTCAACTACTGCTAAAGGAGCAAATCTTGTAGCAATTTGAGGAAACTTTGTTCCTACAAATTTTAAAAACTGTTTTCTTAATCTAGGACTAGTTGCTAAAGAAGTAAAAATATTAGCACTACTTCTTCCTGTTTCTCCACCTAATGCTTCACCTGCTTCTCCTGCTGCATAATAAGCTGCTGTTGGTAGACCAATACCTTTAATAGTTCCACCAATCTTTGTATTAAAACCCCCAAACCTTTTACCATCTATTAAATCGTTAGCACGTTTAATCATATCTTTTCTTAATTGTTTTAAATCTGGCTTTCCTTCTGGTGTTACAGCTTTTTTCATGTCTGGAGCATTTTTATCAATCCAATCATGTAATTGCTTAGCTGATGCTTTGTCAAAATTTCGAGGTAAAGGTCCTCTTCTAATTGCCTCAAGTAAGTCTGCTTTACCTAAATTTTTACCACCTTTATCTGTTGTCTTAACACCTAAATCTTTTGCTTGTTGTCTTAACACTTTTAATGTTTCTTTTGGGTCTACATTATAAGCAGTAAATTGACTAGGCTTTCCTCTAAAAGCTTCACTTCCTAAAACTTTTTTACCAATTATACCAGTACCTATTGCAGCACCTCCAGTTGTAATTATTTGACCTGGAGTAGCTTTTTTTGGACCTGCAAAAGGATTTATACTTTCACCAAAAGTTTGATACCTTGGTTCAAAACCTGTATTTGCTACAAATGTTTGATAATACTCAGGAGTTGTTTGGTTTAATAAATTTTCTATTAAATTAGAACCAGTAAAACCTTGTGACCCACCAGCACCTCTTAAAAATTTATTAAATGTGTCTTTACTCATCTCTTTTTCTTGTGCATATTGCATAATAGAATTTAATTTATTCATAGATTCCATATTGCTAAGAGTATCATAAGTATTTTGAAAAGTATTTACATCAGGTATTAAACCTAATGAGTTGCCTTCAGCATCCACACCTTCTGTATCTATTAAATTTTTATACTGATTATAGCTTGACTGTAAATTAAATGGACCATATTTAGTTTCAGCTAATGCACTTACATCAAAATTACCGTCTTCATCTACAAATCGAAATGGATTATTAATAAAATCATCAACAGCTGTAGCTGCAAATTTTTGACTAAGTTCTTGTCCTTTTAATACTTTTTGTTTTTGTTTTCTATCTTCAGCTTGATAAGCTATGCTTGCTGTTAAAGCTTGATTTCTTAAGTCTTCACTTTCTTGTCTACGTATTTTATCTTGTGCAAGTAAGCTTCTATCAGCTAAATTTTGTGCAGTACCTATTGCTGTTTGTAATGCAGAAGGACCTATTGAGGGGTTAAAATTTTTAAAAGATGCCATTAACGTTGCCCTCTAAGAATACCTAATAAACCTTGTCCTAATGGTGCACCGCCTGCTAATGCTTGTGCAGCACCTGGAAAAGCTAATGTTCCTAATGCTCCACCTATTAATCCTAAATTATTTCTTTGCCTTTGTCTTTTAGCTAGTTCGTTTTGTAAGTTTGCTTGATTAGCACCTTCATAAACACCTCTAACTTCACCTAACATATTTGCACCCATTTGTTGATATGATGGTTGCAAAGCTGCTATTTGTTGTGCTGCCCCACCTTGCATTCTATTCTGTGTTATAGCAGACAGCATATTTCCATAATTACCTCCACCGCCCATACCTGACATTGCTAAATTCTGTTGAGCCATTTGATTTTGCATAGCGGCTTCATCAGCAGCTGTGCTATATATTTGTTGTTGTTGCTGTTGTGGAACCCCTTGTAACATTTGATTAGCTAGGTCTTGTTGTTGTTGAGTTATTGCACCAACTTGTCCACCCATTAAACCTTGATATACATTAGGGTCTTTTGCCCCAATTCCAAACATGTCTCTTAGTATACTCATACTTATTTCTCCGTGTGTAATTTAGTTATAAAATTTGTTATCGTCAAGTTGTTTGTTCATCTTCCCATACTTCATCATTATAATCAGAAGTTTCTGTCATATTTAATTTAAATGTTTTTTGTGTTTTACAATTTCTAGCTAAAATACAATCTGGTTGTTCTCGTAATATCCATCTAGCATCATCTTGGTTATCCATAACTAAGTCACCTGTGTTTAATTGAACTACAAATATTTTTCTCCATTTTTGTGTGCTTTTACCTAAATCATAACCAACTGTAGTACTTGAACCATGAACTGCAGGCATTAATGCACTACCATTTACATTCATTTGAACAGATATAGAGTTTCCACCATCTTGGTCAAATCCTATATCGTTATTACCTATATCACCAAATCGAAATCCACCTGCCACATGTAAATCACCATCGTTTTCTAAAAGAAATTTATTGCTACCATCATAATTAATAGTTAGTACATTCCCTGATTCATTGTGATGTAATCTAAAAGCAGAGTCTGTATAGTTCTTAGTATCATTACCTGCATGAAAGTATATAACTCCACCTGCACTAGCATCTCCTTGAAAATGTACATTACCATTACTATCAAACTTTATAGCCCCACTAGAAAATATAGCATCACCACCTGATGTTATTTGAGCTTTACCACTACCAATATTTATAGCACCACTTGTCATAGTACCAGCAGTAATATTACTAGCACTTACTGAACCTGCTGTAACACTTAGAGCATTAACAAAAGATGCAGTTACAGTATTACCTATTAATGTTGCTGTTCTATCTGGGTCTGTAGGTGTAGCTTTAACCCATTCTCCAGATGTTATGTTGTCAGCACCAATAGATTCAGCTCTATACATTTGATTATCATCTGTAGAAGTATTAATCCATAAATCACCAACTGCAGTAGCAGTAGGTGCACTACCAGATATAGTTGTTTTTATTTTACTTTCAGCAACTGTTAATGGATTTGTTGCAAATGCTTTACCACTACCTACTACATCTGCTACAGCTATTTTACCATTTGAAATTACAGTGCTTGAGGTTGTACCATCAGAAACAAATTTACCATCACTATCAATCTCTATCTTATTAGGTTTTTGACCAGCAGCAAATGTTTTACCACTACCTACTATATCTGTTTCTGCAATATTAGCATTACTAACTGTTGCTCCTGCAGTATTATCAATAACAATCTTACCATCACTATCTATAGCTATATTGTTAGGTGTACCATTTGTCCAAGGTACTGCTTCGAATAATTGTTGTTCTATATTTCTTGTGTCATCTGAACCACCAGTACCACCTTCACCAGGTATACCTGATGTGCTATAGTAACCTTGACCTGTTCTTACATCTTTGTCATTAATAGCTAATTCTCTTCTTGCACTACCATCTTCGGTCATAGCTTCAAGGTAATATTTACCATCAGTTTTATCTTTAAATACTTTTAGGTCACCTACACTACCTTGTAAGTTACCAGGTCTTCTAACTTCTGTAGTTTTTTTACTATTTACTGCATCTATTAGATGATTAAGAGTATCATATAAATCTTGCCAAGCTCTTTCATCTCCAGATACTTTAGGAGGTTTCTTTTTAGTTAATTCTATTTGTCCTATAAATGTCATTAAATATTATGTTTTGGAAATTTAATTCTTCTATATACAACTGCTAAACTGTCTACTTCTGTTTCAGCTACAGTACCACCAACTCTACTACCTGCTGTATTGTTTTCACATATAAAGTATTTAATATCTCTAGCTTCTTGTGTTTGTACAGAGCCACCATTACTTGCTCTTAACTTACCTTGCATATGCGTATATACTGTACTACTATTTTGTACTGTACTAGATTCTGCAAAGTCTCCACTATGCGTACCATGTGTCCATACAGCACCATTCTCTATGCTCCAATATACAAGAGGTGTTTTAGAACTACCACCACGTTTGTATCTTAGTTCCCAACCATACATTCTTTTAGGTTGTGTATGCATTCCCATACTTAATGTTTTAGTCATATACTCCCAAGACTTTCTTGTAGTACCACCAAATAGTTTATAACAGTTTGTTAAGTCACTGTAATATATTTCACCAGTGCTATCTTGGAAAGTAGTTCTTACATAACTTGATGTACTACTTGTTGTAACTGCAAGTAAATCCCATCTTTTTCTAGCTAAGTTATATGCCCAGGCATATGCCCTGCTTGGGTCAGAAGATGCAGCATGTGACCAGAATATTAAAAAAGAACCTCTTGTGCTATCAAACTCTATACATATAGCAGCTTTGTTTGCACCTGCTACAGCTTTACCATCCCAACTTAAATCTAAGCTAACAACTGTTGCACCATCTAATGTAGTAGGTCTAGGTACAGAATCACCATCTTTTATATTCTCAGATATAATCATAGGTTGTTTACCATCATGTAGATATATATTTTGATGGTCACAAAAACACATACCATACTCTGTAACTGCAAACGCTTGATTACCTATACATCCTATACCTTCATAAGTATCTTCTATATACATACCATCTAAATTTATTCTGTACATAGTATTTTCATTCCATGCATATATTCTACCAGCAAATGCTGTAATAGCAGTAGGTATAGAAGGTAATCTTACAAAATCTGCAGTCCAATCAAACTGGTCAAACTTACCTGGCTTAGATTTAAATATATATCTTTCTGCATCAGGTAAATCTGCATGAAAACATTTAGCTACTACATGATGTCCATTTAATTGTGTGCTCAATGCATAGTTTACTATGCTACTATCTATTACTTCTGATATACCATTAATAGCTTCATATGTAGCTCCTAGTAAAGAATTATCACTATACTCATATTGTCTATAAGTATTACTAGATGCTGATTCCCAAAAACTATCTGTAACAGAAGACCAAGAAGAGTCTAATGGTAATGATGTAACTAATCTATAAAATGTATCTGGTTTATCAGAAGTTAAATCACTACTTTCTGCTCTATATAAATTTATATGACTAATTCTTTTACTTAAAGAAGAGATACTTCTTACATTTATAGTTACTTTCATACTATTTGTAGTTGTCCCTGTATCAGGTATAATAGTAAAAGATGTTGTTAATGTACCTTCTTGATATCCATCATATACTGCAGATGCTTTATAATAATATTTTTTAGTTGATAAAAATGTTCCTGTAGCTCCTAATGTTAAAGTGCTATCTGCTGTAGCAACAGGTATAATATCAATACCTGATGTTGTTTTAGCTGTTCTAGAACCTAATGATGCTCCACTTACAGTCCATGTAGCTTCAGATATTTTACCACCTTGTTCTGAGTTTGTAAAATAAATAGTTGTATTTGTACTATCATCACTTGAATATGCTAGTACACCTTTAATATGTTCATCTACATTACTTGCTGCAGCTTTAGCTTCTATCTTATTAAAACCTCTAGGAGCAGAGCTACCATCTCCTGTTGTTAATGCGTTAGTATCATTTAAATCATCCCAAACAATAAAGTTAGTTGTTAATGGTGTAGCATCAAAGTTAGTTATATGTAGTCCTTGACTAGTATTTACTGCTGATAAATAAGCATTACCAGGTACAGTAGATACAGCACTACCTCCATTTGCTAGCAAACTAACTACACCAAATCCATTACTACTATTAAAGTATGTATTACCATCTGTACTGCTAGTTGTTGCTATTACAAAAAAACTATCTAATGCTAAATGGTCTGTAGTACTACCATAAGGTTCAGCTCTACTATAATGGTTACTACCACTACCTGTTTGACCACTATGGTTATTATTATCTATTAATGTCGCTGTTCCTGTTGTAGAACGTACTAAACATCCTACCTTTGTAGTACTGCTTGTTATAGGAACTAAAGGTGTTTTATAAAATCTTAATGTTGGACCACCACTTATAAGAGCACCATTAGAATGTGCTGTCCACTTACCTCTAGTGCTTGCTTCATCTGTATCTTCTGCTACACTAACCCATGTAGGAGTTATAGGTACTACATCTATATTAGAGTTATCTGTAGGTTCTGTACATTTAAATAACCAATGTACATTACCTGTATCTGTATTTTTTTGCTGTGCATTTGCTGTATATGCAGACCACCATATTACTGACCCTGTTTCTTGTATATCTGTTAATAAACCATCTGTAATAATATTATCAGCTAATGCAGCAGAACATGCAAGTCTATTAGTTTGTGTTACTGCCATAGTAGTTGTATTTAACTTATACAAGGTACCTTCAGTACCAGCTTTACCATCATATACCCAAAATGTACCATCACCACATTCAGCTAAACCTTGTGTACTTGTAAATCTTTTAGTAGACTTAGTAATAGTTCCATCACTAATTTTTATTTTATAGAGATAATTACCTTTATATTCAATACCATATATATAATCTACACTACTTACTTGTTTATATATTGTTTTATATAAGGCAGGGAAAGAATCTAATGCACTTAGCTCAGCATTCTCTAATACGGGGTTAGAAGGAGCACTACCCCCAAATTGTCCAAAATCTATCCATCCTAGCCATTTAGGCACATCAGTACTTGCACTACCTGTTCCTGCATGTACTTCTCTATTATTAGTTTCTAAACATACTTCATCACTGCCACTTACTATAACACTAGAAACAGAACCTTCATAACTATCTATAGTATCAGTAGTACCTTCAAAGTCTTTTATCATATTAAGCTTATTATTAGTACTATCATAATACACAACATCTCTAGTTGAGCTGTTTCTTTGTATTGTAGATGTAGCAGTTGCTATCATAGCAGTACTACTAGTTGCATCATCAGTTTCTTTAGTTGCATCAGCAGGAACACCACGTAACAATCCATCTTCAACTACACTATCTAAGTTTAAAGAATACGCTGCAGATTCTACAGGTATATCTCTAACATCAGGTGTAGTTACAGTACCTACATTAAAGTTATTAAGTTCTATTACTTCTTTTGGCATTTAAATTACATTCCTTTTAAAGTTAAAACAGAGGACGTGCTAATGGGTCAGGCTTATTATCTCCTATATTTGTTCCACTTTCTACTGCTTCCATACGACTATTAGTAGGCTGAGCTTCACCTTGTGCTTGTCTTAAAGCAGATAATGTATTAGGACCAAATTTACCATCTACTTTTAAATTGCCACCCATTTCATTAAACGCTTGTTGAAAAGCCATAACTTGGTTAGGGTCACTAACATCTATAGTTTTTACCATTCTTGCCATATCCATAGCTTGTGGTAAATTAGCTCTACCTGTATTATCTAATGCTTGTGCAGAAAAAGCTGTAGGTGGTTCTATATTTTGTATTTGTGTTTCAAAAACAGGCTCTTCACCTAAAGTTGTTTGTTCTTCAAAGCCTAAATTTTCAGCTCTTTGATTTTCTCTTTGTGCAGCTTGTCTTGCTTCATCTAGTAAATTTCTTTGTTGTTTACGATTTTTCATAAAGTTAAAAGCATTTCCTAGAGCAGAACCTATTCCAAACTGCATTCCTTTAAAACTTGCCATTTTATTTACTCCTTATTAGTTGACCCCATAATGAGGTTCTACCTTCTATTATTTGAACTATATGTACAGTAAAGTGACCATTATCAAAGTAATCTACAACTGCAAACGCATGGCTCCAGTTATGTCTTCTATTTAATAAAAAGCTGTTTGACTGTGCATCCATCTTTTTAAGACACCCAATAGACCAAGCTGATTTAACTCCATCCAAATGAGTGACACTTGTTTGTTGTAGGTCATGATAGTGACCGTACATTACATTCGCACCAAGTTTCATTAAATGATTCCTAGTGTGATGTACCCCTGAAAAGTGATGTCCATGATAGTAGTGTAGTTTACCTATCTTTAGATACTCACCTGCAGGATAGTATTTGTAACCTCTTTCCTTTAGTTTAATTGCTTTTGGAAAAGCCACAAAGTCGAGGTAAGGGTTTTCTTCGTGAAACCTATTTAGCCAATCATCATGGTTGCCTTCACACATATATTTAGTTTTGCAACCTGCTTTGTCTAATGTTTCATCTACCTTATCTAACTCTTCATTTACCTTTTTTATTTCATCAGTAACAAAAGGTAATTGATATTCTAAAGGTGGTCTTTTCTTTTTCTTCCATTGCCAATGAGATACACTTTCCCATTCGCCTACATCTCCTATATCTACATAGAAGTCTGGTTTGATAATAGCTATTGCTTGTAAAAAACAACTAATAGCTTTAGGGTCTGCTAAAGGAAAATGTTTATCTGGACATACAACTCCTCTTTTAACAACCCCCTTATCTAGTTTGGTCTTTCTTGGCATAAAGCCTCCATTGTATCATCGTTAACATCAATGAATAAATCATTAGCTTTGTCTAAATACTTTTTTGTTTTTTCTTTGTCATATCGTAAAAAGAACTCACTACAATTTAAACACTCCCAAAATAAAGCTTTATCATGTGCACCTATTATTTCTACTTCATCAACATCTATTGATAAGCATGTAGGACATATAGGTGGTTTATCAGGATATACTTTATCTTTTATGTCGTCTAATAGTTCCTTAATGTTAAAAGCTAATTCCACTATTTATCCATAGATTTTTTTAAAATTGCTTTTACTTTATTCCAGAGCAAATCATCCTTTACATCAGGAGTAGCTTTTACTGCTATATCTCCTACCCATATAAGGATACCTGCAAGTCCTCCTTTTTTCTTAACTTGTTTCTTGATTAGTTTTGATACTATACTCATATCTTCTTTCCTGTAGCTTTACTTATCATGTTCTTAATAGTTGTCCATAGCATATCATCATAAGGTGTTGGACTTAATGCAACAACCTTATCTATTACTAGTACTCCTATTACAAACAATTCCCAGTTATTAGTTAATAGTTCCATCTTTATTTCCTTTTGTTTGCATTTCTTCTTTTAACTCTACCAGCTGTTCCAGCTGTTTGCCCTGTTTGTTTTCTAGAAGGAAGAACACCAGCAGTTCCCTTTGCAAAAATACGTTGAGACATTTTGCGTACGTTTGTTGCTGTTCCTTGTGTTTTTTTTGGTTTAGAAGTAACACCTACTGTTTTTTTAAGAGTAGTTATACTTTTACCTAACTTTTTTGCAGGTGATTTTGCTATCTTCTTTTTTGCAGCAGCAGTTTTTAGCGTTGCTCTTCTTTTAACTCTACCTTTTGTTCCATATCCCATATTGTTATCTCCTTCTAGCTCCGCCTGTTTTTCTTGGGCTTCTAGCTTTTCTTGGTGTTTTAGTTGGTGTTATTTTTTTCATTGGCTTTGGTCCAGCAGTTCTCTTTTTTAACTGACTCTTTAAACCTCCACCTTGACTTTTATAGGTTATTTTTTTTATTTCTGGTAAAGCTTTTTTCATAGCTTTACGTGCTTTTGCAGCCTCTTGTAGCTTTGCTCTTCTTGCTACTCTACCTGACGTTCCAGATGATGCTGGTTTTGTTTTTTTTGGACCTGCTCCAACTGATTTTGGTTTTACCGATTTTGCTTTTACTGATTTTGCTCTCACTATGCGTTCCTTTTCTTTTTATCTTTTTTTCGATAGTCTTCAACTTCTTCTATATAAGCATTAGTTAAAGTACCTTCATTATATCTTTTTGCTGTTTCTGTCATTTCTTTTGCAGCTTTTTCTTCATCTTGTGAACCTTTTAAATATTTAGCAGGGTGATTTAACCTATAGTTTTGTGTTCTTTTACCACCAACATCTTTTAACGCTTTATCTAATCTACTCATATATAAAAATAATCCTCCTAAAGAACTCACGCTCTTAAGTCTGTATCATGTTTAGGGTCACCTTGTAAAAAAGAATTTACTCTAGCCATAGCCCATTGGTGTTGACTCATTCCTCTTTTACTTCCACCAGATAAATAAGCAGCTAATCCTCTTTTGTACACTTTTAATAAGGTACTGTAGGAGTACTTAGAGTTAGCAGCTTTCTTTTTTAATGTAACAATATATGCTTTTGATTTTTGTTTACTCATTAAAATATTCTCCAATTCATTTTAATTAAACATCATAGAAGCAACCAAAGCAAGAATGCTACTAAGAAGGATACTAACAAATGTGCCAGCCCCTTTAAGCCACGATACCTTTTTCTCAAGGATACGTTGGTTACCATCCATTCGTCCAAGATTTTCCTTAATCCATTTGACATCTGTTTTTAACTCAGATAAGTCTGAACTTATACCCTCACGCCATTGGTTTTCTTGAACGCTCATAATATCTTTCTTTGTCTAAAAATACAAACGTTACATTCTTTGGTGTAGTTGTGTATTTTGTATTATTATTTACAATTTTAATAGTTTTCATACTATTATGTTCCTGATTTTCTTCTTTGTTTACTACCACGCCCATTGCCTAACTTTGCTTCTATGTAATTAAGCTGGTCAGTAACTTCATCATTTAATTCTTTAAACTCATTTTTCATTTCATTTTTAGCATCAATAAGTTTAATTATGATGTCTTGTAGGTTGTCAATCTTTTTAGTTAACTCACCAGTCATCCATTTAAATACACCAAATAGCAGTATTGCAGCAAGACCTGCAAACCCTAGTTCTGCTATACCTTC